GACCGCACATTCGAGCCTTGGACTGTTACCGTCCTCAATGATGCCAACTTTGCAGTCCGTGCAAGACTTGAGGCATGGTCTACTAGAATCCAAGCTCTGCAACAAAACAAGCAAGAGTATGGATCTCCCTCTGAGTATCAAACCAACGCTATCGTGCGTCAGTATGATCGTCAGGGCACCCAGACCCGTGCTTATCAATTCCAAGGTATTTGGCCAAGCAACATCAGTGCGATTGACCTCGCCTGGGACAGCAACGATACTGCCGAGGAATATACTGTTGAATTCCAGGTCCAGTACTGGACGTATACTGATGATGTGAACGCTGCTAACCACCAAGGCGGCGCTTGATCAAAGGGGAATGATCTGATATAATAAATAATAAAAACAGCGATAGACAGTTAAATGTCACAGTTATTTGGTTATTCCCTTGAAAGAAAGAAGGGCTCTTCACAAAAGGGTCCTTCTTTTGTGCGTAAAGACTCGGAAGACGCAGCAGAACCTATAGTTGCTGGTGGGTATTTTGGTCAATACGTTGACTTTGGGGATAAGGAAGCAGCAAAAGGCACAGAGCAAGATCTGATCGGTAGATACCGAGAGATGTCTCTGCACCCAGAATGCGATTCTGCCATTAACGATATTGTTAACGAAGCTATTGCTGGTGAGTTGGACGATCATCCTGTAGACATTGAGTTGTCTAACTTGAAAGTCCCTGAGTCTGTAAAGAAAAGAATTAGAGAAGAGTTTGAGAATGTGCTTTCTCTTCTCGATTTTGATAGAAGATGCTATGACATCTTCCGTCGTTGGTATATCGACGGTCGTCTCTTCTATCATAAGATGATTAACCCAGATGATCCTTCTGAGGGCATCACAGAAATTCGCTATATAGATCCTAGGAAGATCAAGAAGGTTGTCGAATACGATAAACCTAACAAGGATAGACTTATCAATCCTGGTGATCCGAATACAGCAACTCTCGTCCCCAAGAGCATTGAATATTACATCTATGCTCCCCAGGGACTGAGATCAAACGATGGTAAAGGTATTAGGGTTGCACCTGATGCAATCACCTTTGTCCACTCGGGTAAGTTGGATATGAATCGCAATATCGTTTTGTCGCACATGCACAAAGCGATTAAGGCACTTAACCAACTTCGCATGATCGAAGACTCTCTGGTCATTTATCGTCTGTCCAGAGCACCTGAGCGTCGTATTTTCTACATCGACGTGGGTAATCTGCCTAAACAAAAGGCAGAGCAATACCTTAGAGAGGTGATGAGTCGCTACCGTAACAAACTTGTTTACAACGCTGATACGGGAGAGATTCGTGACGATAAGAAATTCATGTCAATGTTGGAAGACTTTTGGCTTCCGAGACGCGAGGGAGGGCGCGGCACTGAAATTTCTACCCTACCTGGCGGGCAAAACCTTGGAGAGTTGGAAGATGTTAAATACTTCCAAAAGAAACTCTATCGTGCTCTGAATGTCCCTGAGTCACGATTGGAATCCGATAACACATTTAACGTTGGTCGTAGTGCAGAAATCACTAGAGACGAAGTTAAATTTCAGAAGTTTATCGTCAGACTGAGAAAGCGTTTTAGTGATCTCTTCAACGATCTTCTGAAGACTCAACTTGTCCTTAGGGGTGTCATCACCCTTGAGGATTGGGATGAGATGAAGGAGCATATCCAATACGATTTCGTTGCGGATAACTACTTCAGCGAATTAAAAGAGAAGGAGCTGCTCAATGAGCGTATGGCACTTCTCGCACAGATGGATCCTTACGCTGGCAAATACTTTTCACTGGAGTATCTGCGTCGTCAAATTCTACGTCAGACTGACAATGAGTTTAACGAGATCGATAAGCAGATGCAAAGTGAGATTGCCGAGGGTAAACTTCTAGATCCTATGGTGATGCAGCAGATGGAGCAGGAGCAAATGGCTATGTCATTGCAACCCCCTGAGCCCGATCCTGCGGAGCAAGGCATCAGTGATGCGGATTACAAAAAAGGAAACATCTAAATAGTAGTATTAGTATCTTATTGTTATGCCTACCCAAGCAGCTCTTGATATTGTGAATGCACTTTTCGCTGGTCAAAAAGACCTTAGCGATTATGTGGCACAAGGTATGTCGGATGCAGCAATGTCTGCAATTGACGCCAAAAAA